AGTTGATTTATCACCTGAACCACCAACCCAAACATATCCATCTTCTAATGATGCCTCAAATGAACCTGTTACTGATACTGAACCTGTAAACTCATGTGTATCATCAAGGGTGTCACCAAACTTGGTGGAACCCGATGCATATATAATAGATGAGGTTTCGTATTGTGTATGTATTTCTCTTGCTGTAATAGTACCACCTACATCTAAACCACCAGTAACTTCGAGGTTACCATTGATGACTTGACTTCCCTCAAATGTATTAGACCCCGTAGTTGCGTATGAACCCGTGTCTAAACTTACTGATATGGAAGCAGTAGTATTTGATACTGTTACATTTAATTCTTTTTCATAATTGAATTGTAGTATTCTTTCTGCTTTCACAACTCCATCTTCTGCTACTGCGATTGATGAAGTTACAATACCATCAATTTCGTTTTGTAAAAATCCTAATGATTCAGATACAGAACCTGAGAAAGTATTGAATTGTGAAGATGAAAAATATTCCAAGTCTGCAATAGAAGCAGAGTTTTGAGTAACTCTACCCTCTAATGATGCAGAGTCTGATACCGTTGCTATCGTATCAATGATATCATTATTAAATTCTCTTAACCTATCAGGTGTGATAAATCCCGTATTGTTATTTGGGAAGTTATCCTGATTGGTTTGTCTTAATTGGTCTTTAGTTTGTTCAGCCATAGTGTTTAGTAATCGTATATATCTTTAGTATCAAATCCAGTTGAAAATCCAGCAGAGAATGCTCCTCTTTCTAATGCTTCTCTTTCTGTTTGTCCAATACCTTGGTTAATTAAATAACCCTCACAACATTTTCTTGAGTAGGTTGTTCCATCTTTACATAAACAACCTCTACGAGAGTTTTTAGGTGATGAAAGTCCTTTAGTATCACCAATATAGATACCACCTTTAGTACCTTCTCTAAATCCTGCTCTTTTCCATGCGGCAATCTTTTTTCTACTCATAGTCAAATGTCTTATCTATACTTTAACAAACTTGAGTAAAAATGTATTAGACCTTTCGGTTAGAAATATCTTTTTGCATCAAACTTTGTAGTTGATTCCAATCTGATTGGTAGGCAAGATATAGTAAACACTCCTCTAATGGCTTGGTAAGGACAGTAGAGAACTTGGAGAAATCATTTCCTGATAATTGTATAACTGTTTGATAAGTTCCCCATTTTTTTCCAAAGTTGACTTGATGTTGGGTGGGAGTTCCGCCTCCTTCAAAGAGTTCAGGGTATCTTTCACTAACTCCGCTAATGTACGAAGAAAAAAAAACATTGCCCCAAAGTGTACATCCATTCCTACCTCATCAAAGATTTCATACACTGCCTTATCACTATCATAAGGTTGTATAGTGTATAAAGGGCCTACTTTACTTTTAATGGGTCTATAAAGGACAGACATAATCTTGTTCCAATTTTTATCAATCGTTATATTTTCCCATTTTGTAATATCTAAGTATGCTCCATAACTCATCTTAGATAAATTCGGTTCAAATCCATATTCTTTACCATCAATCTTAATAATCTTTTGTAGTGGATAATCATTATCCCCTAAAAACCCCCTTAAATCCATTTTAATGGAGTTTAAGGTATCGGTTGGTAGTTGGGGTATAATTGATGGTGTAACCCCACACAAGTGATATAAAAGGGTTGCTGTATGTGATATCTCATCATCACCATAAACTTCTAAATCTTTTTGTAATTTAAGATACTGAGTTAGGGTAATGGCAGACCAACTAATTGGCACTTTAATTTCTATGTCTTTTACTGTTTTCATAATTCTAATGTTCCGTCTTGTACCTCAAAGGTTGTTATATCTTCATTTACCATCGTTTGTTTTAATCCTGCTACTTCTCTTCTTCTTTGATTAAGTTGAGTTTGTAATTGAATAATATACCCTCGTTGGTCTTTTATAAGTTGTTCATACTTCTGAATGGTCTGTGCCATTAGAAGTATTTCCTCTTTGGTGATGTTGTCTAATGTTATTTCTCTTTCTTTCATATTACTTGAATGTTAAGGTATATGACCCTTTACTTTGTTGTTTAATTGATAATCTCATCATTGCCACATAACGGAGGGCATCAATAAGGTGGTCTAACCCTCCTTCGGGTTTATCTAATTGATATCCGTATTTATCAGTTGCCCATTGATAAGAATAAAGTTCGTTGATTAGGTTTTGTGATTTTCTATCTACACATATACCATAGTTCTGAAGAACACCAATACCAAACTTAATTGAGTCAGGTCCTTTCTTCACAGGTTTAATATTAAAACCACTTCTATATAATTCTTCGATAAGTCTTGGTTCTGCACTATCTGCCCATATTTCAGTTTTACCTACATTTAATTTATTTAACCTATCTACAATATCGTTAGTCACCAATCCTTTTTCATAAAGTAATTCTCTTACATAAAGCATATCACCTTGTTTGTGAACTGCTACTAATGCAGTTTCGTCTCTGGAAAATCCAAAATCCATACCTAACGCCACTAACTCATGTGTGGGTTGTTCATCTACGATTTGGAATGTAAAGATTGCTTTATCATTAGGAGCAAACTCACCTTTACCATAAATTGTCCAATATTTTGGGTTCTTAAATTCTAAGTCCTCAATTGCCTTTACCATCTCAGGTGGTAAGTAGATGTTATCTTTGTAGGTAGTTACAAATCGTTCACACTCTTCCATTTCTCTTAACCAATGGTAAGGTGATACTGTTGGGTTATAAGCAAGAATAATATCTCCTGATGTTCTTATACTTGTTTGGAAATACGACTCTTCCGTGATTTCTGATGCCTCGTCAACGAAGAGTATATCGGATTTGACGCCACGAAGTTTATCAGGGTCATCGGTGTTTAGAAAAGATATTACTGTTCCATTCTTGAATGTGTATATGGCATCTGATTTATTAAATCGGTCTTCTTCCCACAATTCCAAACCTTGAAGTATTTCCTTAAAATCCTTCATTACAGTTCTTTTTAATGATGGAATGGTCTTACGAACGATTGTTATGTCCAATCGTTCTTGTAGACCTCTTACAATCAAGAACTGAAGTATAGCATAGGTTTTCCCTGAACGAGTACCTCCAATGTGTTGTGTAATTCTTTTCTTTGCATTTATCAGGTTATCAAAAGTAACCGTAGTGTTAATCTCTATTTTCATCTTTACTTCCCGAACGATTTATGTTAACCACGATTTCTTCAATCTTTTGATTTACCTCTGCTTCTAAATTCATATCCACACTTTTTAATTTTGGGATATTGTATTCTAATAATTTCATTAGTAGATTAAGTGCTCCTCTTGGGTCTTCTTTTCTTAATCTTTCATAATCTTCTTTGAGGTAATCTAAACCTAAGTTTGCAGCACGAGCAACATTTACCTTCATCATTTCTGATGAACGATTGGTACTTCCTTTTGGTCTGCCCTTTCTGTTTATATTTTTGTCACCTTTGGTAAATGGCATCTATTGTAAATTGATTATATTTAACAGTCTGTATAAATTATAACACGAAAAAATGGTTTTGTATTTAATCCTCTACAAAACGAAATTTATATAACTTTGGATTTTTCACTTCTCCAATACAAGACTTCCATACTGTATTTGCCGCACAACCTACTTCTTTCGCACATTGGTTGATTGATGGATACTCTCCAACAAAATCCCCTTCGAGTGTCCAACACTCTACGGGTCTCATTTGTCTTGGTTTATCCTTAGCATTAGAATTGTAGTAATGGTGAATGTTTTCCATTTGTGATGTCCATTCTAAATTCCAATAATGATTGTTTGTTTTATTTAAGTCTTTGTGATTAACTCTATTAAGATTATTAGGATTGTCCACAAAGTACTTTGCCACAAGAATATGAGGATAAAGTGTAATCGTTTTTATAGGTTTTTCACCAGGTTCAGTACTCACTGCTGTGGTTTGTAGGTAACCTGTCCACTTATTAAATGAATTTTTCATAAGTTTTGGTCTACTTGTTCTTTTTGAGAGTACTTCACCTCTATTGTTTATAAAGTAAAAAGGTGCTTCTTCTAACTCTTTCCATTCTATTGCCATAATTTATTTTTTTATAATTTTCCATTGTCTGTTATAAGCAGAGTCTCTTTTACTTCTTATACATTCTATAATGTTTTGTTTTCTGCCTTTTAAGTCTCCCCAACCATAGTGTTCACAGACTTCTACTACATTTTTCCAATCTCTGATATGATTTCCATCTAAATCGTATTCTGCTAAAGGTAGTTCAGTCATTGGAGTTTTATCTCTTCCTTCATCTTCCTGCCATTCTTTGTAATCGGGGTGTTTTTCTCCAAACATCATCTTCTGCCAATTTTCTTCTCCATAATGTTTAACACCTATGTATTTTCTCCAATTTGGTTGAGAGAATACATGGTCTAATTTTCTTTGGTTTTCTTTTCGGATTTCTAATAACTCTTCACGAGTTATTTCTTTTCCTCTTCTTCTGTAACTCATTTTTATCAAACGGTGATTTTATATTTTGTTTAATTTCTTTTTTCATTGACTTGATGTGTAAGAATACCGTACTTCTACTCACACCAACTTCTTTCGCAAGTCCTTCTATGGTAAAACCTTTTCCAAAATAATACAATTCTGCTATTTTGGCAGAAACCCAATCCTTTTCATTTTGCTTCGATTTAAGGAACGCACGGATTTCATCATAGGTGTTATCTATCTTTTGGTCATATCCTTCGTTATATGGAATGTCAGGTATGTTCTCATCCATTTCATAGTCCGAATACCTGTTCTCAATTTTAATTTTGTTAATAAATCGGGATTTTAGAAATGACCTGCAGTAAGAAAGGTTAAAGGAACCATCTGAATACCATAGTTTAGGTCCTCCTTTTTCTGCCAAGTAAAGATAAAGTTCTCCAACTAACTCATCGGTCATAGTATGACTTCCACAAATGTTATAAGTCACTGCTCTTAACCAATCGTTGTGTTTACGAAAAAGAACTTCTAATCTTTTTTTATTTTCCTTCGAATTCTCGGACATAGTTTTTAATCGTATCTACTGCTCTCCTCCAATGGTTTGCTGATGAGGGACACTTACAAGGTTGATTTTCTCTTGAACCTGTAATTCTTTTGTAGTAATTCCAAACTTCTCCTGCGATTGATGACGGAATATTTGCTTTTATCTTTTCACTTATTACTACTAAGTCTTCCCACTCTTCTTTTGTAAACTCTACTTTTTTCATAATTCAATATCTTTTTCACAACCAAAAAAATGGTTTATTCTTTCTTGTCTTTCAGAACACCCACAAGACTCAAATCCTAAGTACTCTGCTATCTTCTGAGCAATGGGTTTACCGAAACCCATTGTTACGAAGTGAATAATTTTTTGTATCCAATCTCCTACACACATAACTTATCCCTTTTTATCTTCAATGAACTCATCCCACTTTTCTAAATCAACAAGGTCTTCATCTGACCAACCAATTTCTTTTTTGA